TCAAAATCTGCCGAGGGCGACTTCGTGAGGGTTCGAGTCCCTCTATCCGCAGTAATACTTAATTTGCAAGGTTTTTATCCATCTTGTAAATCTTCAACACTCGTAAGATTATTTGGAACTTTTCACTTAGTCTTACGAGTATTTTTTATGTCCAAAAGGAGGATTTACAATGGGTAAAAAGATTACAATGTTAATGCAAAATGAAATACCTACCGTATCAGAATGTTTCCAACTTTATATCCGTAAATGTGAAGTCAGAAATATGTCTGACAAAACATTAAAGGTATATAAAGCACATCACAAGGATTTATTATTATACTGTGGACAACATCTGGAAAATATTACAGATATTACTTCCGATACTATTGATAATTATATCCTAAACAAACGTTCAATGCAATCTTGCAATCAAATTACTATTAACTCTTACCTAAGAAGCACAAGAGCATTTTTATATTGGTGTATGGAAGAAAGATATCTACCGCCCTTTTCAATACCCATCCCAAAGACTGACAAAAAAGTTAAAGAAACTTACACCGATACAGAATTAAAGGTACTATTAAAGAAACCTAATGTTAAATCCGTTTCATTTACTCATTATAAAATATGGGTACTCACTAATTACTTACTTGCAACTGGAAACCGTATATCATCAGCATTAAATCTTAAAATAGGACATCTTGACTTTGATGCAGAAACAATATTAATTGATAAGACTAAAAATCGTAAGCAACAAATAATTCCCATGAGCAAAGTTTTAAAGGATATATTGATTGAATACCTTGCCTACCGTAATGGTAGTCCAGACGATTATGTATTTTGTAATAACTATGGCGGTCAACCAGATCAACGTACTTTTCAACAAGAAATTGCAGATTATAATAATAATTTAGGTGTAAAGAAAACCTCTGCCCATTTATACCGCCATACTTTTGCTAAGAAGTGGATACTTAATGGTGGTGATATATTCCGATTGCAGAAAATACTTGGTCATTCTGATTTAACGGTTGTTAAGGAATACGTTAATATGTTCTCTAATGATGTAGCCATAGATTTTGATAAATTCAACCCTCTGGATAATATGAAGTATAAAATCAAGCAGAATAAAATTTCATTTAAATAAGAAGTAAAGCACTCTAATTTATGGTTAGGGTGCTTACTTACTTTCTGGTATATATTAAACTAAAGGGTGAATATTCTTCCTCTGGATCAGGAATGGCTGCTATCCTATCCTTAATATTCTGAATACGTTCCTGCAAATGTTTATAGGCATCAGAGGTAGTTGTAAATTCCGTTTCTACTCTACGCATAATATCAACATCATTGCTAACTACTTCCAATACATCAATTACTGTGTATAGTAATGGTTTCTGCATTGTTAATTTATCATATTCTGGCATGATTATTATATCAAAATCATTCTCCTTAAGGAACTGTGTATATTCTGCATCTGTGAGGTATTCTTTGTTATTTAACTCTAATTTCAATCTTTCTAATACTGTCATTGTAAATCTCCTTTCCTATTAAAAAGGGCATCGGAATTAACCGACACCCTTTATATAAACGTGTATTGGGGAATAATAACTAATATTATTTTGGTATAATAAATTTAGTCATTCCATTGAAAATCTGCTATAGTTGATTCGTAATAATCTCCATATTCATAGTCTGAACAATCATAATTTCTCCATGACATATATAAATCTTCATACCAACCAACTTTACTATATGGATACTTATATCCGTCTGTGACGAATCCACCTAATATCTTTTTATCAGGCAATACATTCATCAAGTCCAAAGCCATTTTCTTTTGATAGTTTAAAAAAGCCTTTTTAAATTTACTTTTTTGTTCATCTGTATATTTTATACTCTCCAGTATATCACTATATTGCCATTGAACAACACTTCCGTCATCATGCATTGCATGCCATCGAATTAATATTCTATAATCATATGGATAAAATTCTTTTTCATTCTCTTCAACTTGTAAACATAGTATCATACCATCGAGTATATCGTCTTTTTCCAATAATGTAAATGTACCTAAGTCAGTTTTAAGCGTTGCATATCTCTGATATATATATTCTTCAATTTTCTCTGTAGTATCTAATACTGTAACTGTAACTTCACAGGTATATTTTTTCTTTCCAACCGTAGCAGTTATGCTTACTTTACCATTCTTTTTAGCGGTTACCATACCTTCTGAAGATACTGTTGCAATTGTCTTTTTGTTAGATGACCATCCTATCTTAGAGGTAGTCCCCCATACTTTCAACTGATATGTTGTGCCTTTTACCATCATTAAGTTTGATTTATTTATTTTTACGGTCGCTGCTTCAGCAACATTACTTATATTTGGTATTAAAATAACGTTAGGAATTGCAAGCAATGAAAAAACCATAATAATTGAAATAATTAATCTTTTTAATCTATGTTTCATATATTATATCACCCCTTTTACTTTTCTGATTTATCTATATACCATTCAACTGCATCTTCCAAATGTTTGGAACAATACTCTTCTTCATCACCAGAGTATACCGCTGTCTTACCACAAATATCACACTTTCCATCGTTGTGATCTTCTTTGCCATTTGCAATCATTCCGATAAAACCCATTATGATTACAATAATTACAATTACACCAACAACACCAATTTTAGGTTTTTGATTGCTATTATCCATAATTTCACCTTACCACTTATAGCCACAGTTTTTACATTCATAAGTTTTTCTTACGCTACTGCTAAAAATTCCAAACATAGCACCACCTACTGCTTTTTTAGTCAAAGTTATTTTTTGCACATTAGGACTACCGCAAGTTGGACATTTGGGTTGATAAGTTCCTTGATTATTCATTATTATTCCTCCTCATTAAAATAATTCATTTTTATCCTACTTTATACTACTTGGTAGCATTTGTCAATATTACATACGATGAACTGCTATATTATGCTACAAAGGAGTGATTATAATGAAACCATTGAAGTCAAAAGTAAGTATTACATTAGATGATGAAGTAATTGAGGAAATTAAAAAACTAGCAGAAAATGATGATAGGTCTTTTTCCCAATATATCAACTTAGTACTTAGGGAATATTTGAGTAAGCAGGAAGAAACGACAAATTAATATAGGAATATTTTACCTCTACTTGTCGAAGAAGTAAACCCTAATTTTTACTGTGGGGTAAATAGGTATTAGATAGGGGCATCATTTTGGAAAAAGGGGTAATTTATACACTTACTATGTATATCTGTATTATGTATAATTTATGTATATCTATACCAATATGCCCTATTTTAGTGTATATTCATGCATATTTATCCTGTTTTTCTATGTATAATATTCAACTTCTTTTATGAATAGTTGTGCAATCGCTACAATGCCCTATTTATAAGGCTTTCAAGCATTGACTATACAATTCAACTATTCGCAAAACTACCGTTATCCGAAGAGTTATACGAATAGTTACATAAGGATCATCGAATGAAATCTTTATTTTATACACTGATTTTGCATATAATTACACCTATTATTCATGACTATATACATTAACAGCCGACTATTTGGTGACTTTTTGTGATATAAAAATGTATCACATATTGACACTTATCTATATTATTGTTCTATCCTTAGTAGAACAGAACACAATCACCTAAACAGCCGACCTAATATGTATTAACAGAAAGCATTTACACGTTATCAACTACTGGATTCTCACTATTTAACCTTGACTTCTCAACGCTATTATCCTTTATAATTCCACTCTTTTCCATGATAGTTTCCTTACTGATAGCACCCATTTCTTGCATTGTCTTTAAGTTCTTTACCACTTCATCAGTAGATACAGGAATACTAAGATTATATTCTATTCCCACTTCACCCTTTGCATCTATACCTTGCATATGTAACAGTTGTTTAAATTTCTTAAATCTATCTTGAAAGCCTATTTCTAGCCACTTTTCTGTTTCCATAGCCTTTATATTAGCCATATGAAATAACATCTTTAAAGAAACTTCCGATACATTAGCAACATTACTATTACCTAATACACTAGGAACACAACCTATTTGATTAATCATTTCTTTAACATTATCAAGATATAACTTAATAGTATTGTAATCCATCTGTGTAGATACAACCTTGTAATCTGATCCATTATCAAGGTTCAATACAAACCCCTGTGCATCAGCAGGAATAGTATTCTCTAAGTGCTGCCCAATTGCTACTGGCATAGGATTTAAACTATTTACATAAATTGCATCACCAAGTTTAGATAAGATATCTTCCAATTCATCTAGTAACGGTTTTATATCAACAAGAATACTAACTCCGTAATTATAATCACCCTCATTGAAATTATGATAATGAATAGGCAAACCACTTACATTTATCTGTGTATCTACCAGTAATTCATTACCACCTTCATTAGTCCAATGTTCAACATAAGTAGGATAATAAACGTTCCAATAACTGATACTCGAATAGATATCAGTCCAATGCTCTACAAATGATACATAGTTTCCAAAGTCATCATAGACAGGATAACAATCCGCACTATCAAATACTTTACTCTTTATAATACCATTGTCATAATATACATATTCGTAAGCATCACCGTATTTATTTACTCTATCAAGTATCTCATAATCTACAGTTTTATACAATCCCATTTTGTAAATATCTGTGAAGGTTTTCTTTATCTCTTCATCCCCTGTTAAATTAACTGCTTTTCCTAATAGATAAGTAGCATGAAAATTTAATACCGTTTTTACATACTGTAATATTGTCTTTCTTGTAACTAATGTTTTGCCCTTATATACTGCATCTTCTTTTAATAGGATTTTATGATCTCCTGTAAGATAATTTCTATTATTATGTACTTCTGCAATTCTATTTGTGTGATAACCTTTCTGTACCTCTTCAACAAACCACTTATTAGGATTGTCAAAAGTAAGTTTATACAGTTCTATATTCATGTGTTGCTCCTTTCATATTGTAATCTTCAGGATGAAGAAAGCATCTTTCCCTCAGTCTGAAGGTAAGTTCAAATTGAACCAACCACTCTAGTTCAAATGAACCTGTGTTAAAATGGATACCATACGTTACTTTTAAGTCCTACTATCCCTAGAGCAGTTCCCATTACTAAATCATCATGTGATCCGCTTATTGCCCCCATAGAGCCATTATCATTAGATATAAATACTTTCATTTCTTCTAATACTTCCTGACTTCTAATGAGAATTAAACCCTTTTCAAACCACTCACGCATATCATTGATAATGATACTTTTTGTCTTATTATTTGTATCAAAACCAACGTTCCAAATTGCCTTATTATGAATGTCGTATGTAACATATTTTGTCATGTTCATGTAATGCTTTTCATATCTCAATCGTTCAATTACACTATGTCCACCACTTGCTTTTTCTACCGTAAGCATTGCCTTATTATAAAATCTACCTAGTGCATCTAATACATCTGCAACCTGATAAGGTTTCAAGACATTATTCTTTAATTGAGCCACTTGTTCACCTTGCTTATTAAATACAATTGCAGTTGAATAATCCTTTCCTAATCCTTCAGAAACATCACAGCCGATATAATACCGTTCCCCCATTTTGGGGATACTCCATATCTTTAAAGACTTAGGATATAAATTCTGTAGTATTACTGGCATTGTGGTTATATTTGTTTTAGGTATGAATATTACCTTGTCAGTAATAATTGCTTTGATACAACTATCAATTCTTTTAGTATCGAATATCTGGCTACCAGTAGTCATAAATGCTTCATCGTCAGAAGATGGATATTCTACATGGAAAGCATCTACACCATCAGTAGCAATCTTTTCTCTTCTCCATGTAAGTTGTTCTAATGTTGCACCGATATTATATAACTCAATTTCATCTGCATCTAAGTTATCTACCGTCAATTCATTACCGTTATTTCTTGCTTTATATTTCTCTACGGAAGATTGATATAATTCTTTAAAAAGTCTACCGCCATTAATCCAGTTAAAGAAATATGATTTATATGAGTTCTCATTGTTCTTTGCTTGATAATAAACTTCCGAGAATTTATTAAAACCATCAGCAGTAGATTCGATTATAATTTTACCTGTGTCAGATAATGCCTGTGATAATGCTTTTAATTGTTTCTCTGGATTTTTATAAAAAGCAAACTCTGATAAATGAACGATACCAGTAAATGTATCACCTCTACCAATTTCTTTATTACCGGCAGTAAGACAAGTTATCTTTGATCCGTTTACAAACTTTAATTCTTGCCTGTTATTAGTCATTAGTTCTGGTTTAATCCAATCTGGCAGAGAATTAAACTGTTGTTTTAATTTATCAAAGATGGTATTTGTACTGCTTTGATTATGAGATACCAACAAACAAGTAGTATTATCCTTTACAATACAGGCACGAATAGAAAGAGCCACGACAACTGAACTAATACCCAATTGACGTGACTTCAAAATAATATTTTCCCTTATCATAGAATTAACTAATTCTCTTTGTTCATCGGTCAAAATAAACGGAACTATATCTCCATTCTTATCTGCAATACGAATAAATGTCTGTATCCATTCAATAGTATTTTCATCTTTCCATAAGTAAGCAAGTTTTTCCTGACTTTCTTTACTTATCCCCATTACTTCTCACCCTTACCTTTCAAGGCAGGGATATTAACATTCTTCATGAAATCATCAATTTCATCCGTACTTTCATCAAAGAAAGAACTGTTTGAAAATGCTTCAACCCATTTGGCTGCGTTAGTATCTCCTTGTACTGCTTTTTCAAACATAGCATCATAAATCTGCATAAGGTTATATTTCTTCATATGCTTTAAATAAATCTGCATTGCTTCCTGTGAATCTTCTCTTTGCAACCATTCCAAGCAATCATCTAATGTTCTTCTTTGAAAATTCGGTTCATATGGCATCAATTCCTCAAAAGGGCAACGTTTATCTTCAGGAGTTTTATACCAGATAATAAATCTTGCTATGTACTTAGGTACAATCTTTTCAAGTTTCTGCTGAATTGACTCACATCTTAACTGTCCCATCTTCCCTCATTCCTTTCATTTCATTAGTAATTGCATCCATGATTTTAATGATTGCATCGTAATTGACACTACCATCTGTATTCATACATTTCTTTTCCTGATCTGTAGCACCAATATAATCCAACTTACCAATAATTTTATCAAGTTTATCGTCTAATTCGTCTAATCTCTTTTCTATTTTTGCAGTTTCCCTATGTATCTGTAATACTTGATGATACTGGTGTGTAAAATAATGATCTTCCATCCCAAACATGATTTTATCCATAACTTCTATTACATCTTCCATTGTTCTAATTCTCTTATTTTCCATGATAAAAACATCACTTTCTGAAATCAAAAAGAGGAGTATAATTTACCCCTCTATGTTAATAAGTCTATGACATTACTGACGCACATCTATGGTTCAAACTTCCCTACGGTCGTTTTCACCAAGATGTTTGTCTTGTCTGTCGAAATTCCTACGGAATTATCGCCATCCAAATATAATTTTTATATTTAAAATTTGTCACTTCTCAAACGTATTAAGAAGAGTTTTTAGTATTATTAGAATGTTTGAAAGGTGACAACTTTTTAAATTGCCTTTTTAATTGATTTATTTTTAATTCTTACTAATTCTTCAGCAATCATTTGCTGTCTATCAACGTAATTCTTCGGTGGTCTATAGGCTTTTATACAATCATACCCCATAGTGTCAAAATCACATCCGTTAATAATACACAATTCATCATACTCATTCTGAAATTTAGTAAGAAGATTATTATATCTCGATTCAGCATTGTTATTTAATGCAGTAACAACCTTATCATTTAATTCCAACTTTTCTTGTAATTGATTTTCTGTCCTCGGAATAGCATCTATTACATTACTCCTGGTAAAGATAATCCGATACATTATGTATGTCTTATCCCAACCAAATTCATCATATAATTTGTCACGCAACATATCATAAAATTCATCTGCTTTATTGTAGAAGTATATATCTCTTAGTTGGTCATACTTTTCAGGCTTTCCCTCGACTTCACCCATATCTTTTAGAACTTCATACTTAATTGCAGTATATCTTCTTTCTTCATCTTCTGTCGCAATATATTCTTGACTCTTACCAGTAACTTCATTAATTTTTTCATAATGCAATTCCTGTTTCCAATTCAGTAGGAATCGACTTTGTAAACTGTTTAATGCACTAAATAGTATCCTATCCAAAATCTGATATGCTCTACGGTCAAATTCATTAATTTCATATTCTTTAAAGGCATTAGACTTAACAAGCATCTTCCTTGTATGTTTATCTGTATATCTTCTATTAGTTATACCCAATGCAACCATAAGATAATTTTTCGTACATACTAATGTTTGCCCTTCTTCTTGTGAAAGCATATGTAATAAAAGTGTTTCAATATATTTAACGTAAATGGCATTATTACCTCTGCTGCCTTCACTTTTTCCTTTATTATTTATCTTTTCAACTGGTTTATTAAATACCCTAGTAATGATGATTTTCTGACCTTCTTTTTCAAAATCAAAATATCTCTTCCAGTTGTCTAATTGTAATTGCTTACTCTTTCCTGCCTTGATTTCCTCACCGAGTAAGATTGATAATTCTTTATAATTCTTAATGATTAAACCATCACATAAATTTTCATCTACTTTTATTTGTAATATATCCTGCATAAATCTCCTTATATGTATTTTGTGGCATCAAAAAAGGCACGTCATTACTGACGCACCTTCATTGATTTATGTATTAATTTAGTTACTCTAAAAATAGTTCAACATCTTTATAGACAATATCTGCAACTATCTTTTCTATTTCATTTTCTCTTCTGAAGACATAGACAGATTTTATTTTATTTTTCTTGTCCGGCTTCACATCTATAATAGTGTATCCTCTTCTTAATAATTCCCTTGCAACCTTACCACTGAATATAATGATTGCATTTTTTTCTTCATTACTATATATCACTTTCTAACTCCTTTTCTGTAGAATATTTTATTTTATCAATTCCTTTAACTGCGTTTGAAAATATGTTTTCACAAACATCAGTTAATTTCATTGTATTTCTTGAATTTGGATTAAGAGGTAATTCTATATTATAAAAATCTTTATACCGATAAAACGTATTTTTAGGCATAATTAAAGGAATACCCAACAACTCCGACACCTCATCTAATTTAATGTCAGTTGTAAGTATTCCCTTGTCAGTCTTAATCTTTGATTTCAAGTTATATTTACTATTTAAATTTGCAAATTCCCATGCTTTATGACTTTGCTGAAGATCATATAATTCTTCAAACCCTAATACATCACATAAATAATGCTTATTTGCTAATCTAGGTTTAGGAAATGTATTGTAATATCCCATATATGTACTGTCTATAGCCAATAGTATCATTTTACCCTCTTCACTCTCTGGAAGTGGTAAATCATATAGACTCCATACAGTCATTAATGTAGAGCCACAAAACTTATCAAAATAGCAATTTCTGTTTATCCTGTCCATGACATTCAAATTAATACTTTCAGGATTATAATAATCATTCCTGTGTAACATAGTAACATGATTATCAAAAGTCTTTCCGTTATAAAGGGCAATGTCAACACCGACCGCTTCATTTGTTGCACCTTTGGTTACACCCATTCCATCGAACCTATAAAAATATTCAATATTCCATCCTTTAAATTGCTGAAGAATGTTACACGCTGCTAAACTGTCAATATCATCTGATAATATCAAATCAAATTGTTCATTACTTGTATACCATTGAGGTAGTTTGTTTTTGTATTCTGCTTTCATAATAAATCGAAATAAGATTTACTCCTACACGATTTTTAATGAAATAGAATACATAACGAGAAATAAATCTCATTTCTGTATTCACCCTTTCTCACTTTCTGCACATATGCGTTTGTTAGATTTTTAGTATTCTGTGTCTGTTACAATACTTATAATTCTTAAATAGTTCTTTTCTGCTAAACTAATCAATTCATGTTCCCATCTGGAAATAGTAGATTTATCAAGATCACAAAGACTTGCAATATAATCTTGTGTCAAGTCTTGATTTCTTCTCCACTTCCGAAATTCCTTACCAGTCATTTCAAACAATCCTTTCATATCAAATTTGTTGCGTAAAAAATAAAATAGCCCTATTTGTCTTGCTTGCTAGTTGCTTTTTTCTTTGTTACCGTTTCTTTCTTAGCAGGCTTAATCTTACCGTAAAGAGCAAGCAACCACTTTTCATATAATTCTTGACTAGGTGTAGAACCCTCGTTTTCCACCTTACCTATCCAGCGTTCAGATACACCGATACAATCAGCAATATAAACTTGCGATAAGCCTTTTAATCGTCTTATGTACTGTAGTTTTTTACCGTTAAGCATTAAATCATCCTTTCTTATCATCAAATAAAATTGACTTTTTATTTGATACGACACCAAATCAAATGGTACTTTTATTCGATGGATTAAAAATGCAAGGGGCATAACCAAACGTTACACCCCTCACACTTTGTTACTATGTAAAATTAGATAGTCTTACGAACTACTACTACACCGTCATCAGCAAGTAATTTAACTGCATAAATCATGTCAGAATAAATAGTTGTTCTCTTGAAAGATGCTTCTCTTTCTTCTTCTGTGTTAATATCTCTCTTAGTCATATATCCAAGAGCATTCTTCTTGATAATGAAAGTAATACACTCATTTAAGGTTGTATCAAACGTTCCCTTATCAGTCATTACAACTGGAATACCAAGGAAATAACCGACTACACCGCCTGATACAATACCGTTACCATTTGCATTGTAGGTTTTCTCTGTAGAAGTAAACTCTGCCATTCCAATAAAACTAGGAAGTAACAAACTATTGATAACAATACCTGCAAAATCTTCTGTATCTCTCTCATCACCATAGAGTGTTAAAGCAGAAAGAACTTCAGCAGCAGTAATTACATTAGCACCTACAGTAGCGGATTTCAGCGGAGTAGTTAGTGCTTCAGTAATTAAATCTGCATCTAATTTTCTTGCGATAATCTTACCATGCTGATTTGCACTTTCATTTACTGCATTTCCAAGTGCTGTTAAGTTATCCATATCATAAATCTGTGTACCTTTAGGTGCAACCATCTTAATAGTTGCTGTACTGGACTCCTGATCTAATGCTTCAGTTCCAATAGCAACACCCTTTACAACATCTGTAGCATCAGATAACAATTTCCATTTAGGGAATGTTACTGTTTCACCTACGGTTGTATTCTGTAAATATCCTAAATCAAGTGCCATCTTAGCAACTTTGATTTGTCCTTCAAATTTTTCTCTTACTAACGGAGCATATACTGCCGGTTTAATTAATGCCATAATAATACCTCAACTTTCTTTAATTTAACTGTTGCTTTATATCTGCAACATCTGTTTTTATAGTTTCTAAATCTGATTTGTAGTTTTCCAAAACATTTACAAAAGCAGAATTTGTTTGAGATAACTTCTCATTTTGCTCTTGTGCCTGTGATATAACTGCATATAATTTTTCTTCCCTCTTATCATTCTGGTCTTGTGTCTTATTCCACAACTTCCATATGAACCACATTAATGCAATTGCAATTACAATAGGGAATCCTAATGTAGATATAGCAGTTTGAACTGTTCCTAAGTCCATGTATAAATACCAGTCCTTTCAAATAAAAAGGACTTACAATCTTACAATCATAAATCCTAATTTGCTAGTTTCTTATATAATTCTGGATTTGTGTCAAGAAGTTTTGCTCTTTCAGAATAATTCATCTTCTTGAAATCTTCTTTGGTAATACCCTCACTCTTATTATGATTGTTTGGTTTATAATTACCGTTTAAAAGTAATGCGTTCAATGTAGTACCAAACTCGTCAATAGTAGCATCTGTATCATCACCTACGTTAATAAATTTTGCTAATTCGCTAGGTAATCCTTTTGAGGATAGTTTTTCTTTAATCTTATAAGATTTTTCTTTTTCAGATAATTCCTTTTCCTTATCCGCTAACTCTTTCTGCTTCAATTCAAGTGCCTTTTCAACATCTGACTTTTCAGCAGGCTTAAATTTTGCTAATTCATCGTTAGCAGTTTTAAGTTTCGTACTGTAATCTGTACGCACCTTATCCGTTTCCGATTGAATTAATTTTTTTACATTGTTTAATTGATCTTCTGATAATCCTAACTCTGTTAATTCCATATAATACCCCTTTCATAGTTGCTTTCCTTACTAGCCCTCTATATGAGTTCACAGGATCACCCCTAAGTAATTGTTAATTGTTTGTTATATAATAAAAGGGAATATAAAATCATTCCCATTAATTATTGTAGTAGGTAGGAGGATTATTTCTAATCCCCCACAAAAATAAATGAATAAACTTAAAAATAATTGTTGACAGGTAAAATTACCTATGCTAAAATGCAACTAACCGATAAATTTATTGGCTTATTAATGTTGCAAAAAAGTTGTAAAAAAAATATTAAAAAAAGTATTGACAGTAATAAATTGATATGTTATACTGGTTTCAGGTCAAGAAATTGACCTAGTTAAATTTACGCTTCTTTCCTATATAGTGGAAAAACAAGGAACCCTATAACTGTTGAGTTATAGGGCTCTAAGTGATATCACTATATTTTTTTCGTGCAATTATTTTGTGATTTTGTACGTTTTTTCGGTATATTTAATACCCCATAATTCAATTTTACCATTTTCATCCTGTTCTAATTCAGTCCGTACCGTTGCAGAAAGATTAAAACATAACAAAAATAATTGTGGTTTTGCCTTGAATAACATACCTAAAATCTTTGTCCTATGGTAATGAATATACTCATTTTCCCACTCTCCATTTTTATCCTTCTCATACATATGATTTATTGTTGACATCATTGTATTAAGGCTTAAACCGCCACTACTTCTACTAAGTCTATTAATTAAATATATTGCGGTATCTTCCAAGGCTTTTATATGCTGTTTATCCTTTGATTTATCCCTATCCTTATCATCATACATCTTATCTTTCTCTTTGTCTGTATCAAGTATGATGTTATAAATCTTTTCTCTTTGTCTGCGATCCCCTTTATCAATATCAATATCCTTTGTTTTAAAGTAAGTTTCAAGGGGTATTTTTGTACTTCTATTCTCATTTTCTACCGTTGGAATATTACCTTTTATGGCTTTGATAAGATAATTCATAGGACAGTTAATTTTATCATCCCAAGAATATATGGCTTCTTGACTATACCTTAACCAATCTGGTCTTTTAACTTTTTTAGGCTTAGTACCATCTTCATTAATCTGCTTTTGTGACAGAATTTCATATATTCTATCTTTTGCTGCTTTTCTTTCTATCTTGCATTGTTCTTTTGATTTCTCTTCAAAATCACGATATTTAAGCAATTTATCAATAGCAATATTCTGCATATTTAATTCATATAATTCCTTATGTTCTTCTTCTGTATATGATTTTCTAATATTAACTTCTGCCTTTTCAAATAAAGGTTTTCCTTTATGCTCCAAGGCTCTGATATCATCTAAAATCTGATCCATCTTTAAATCAAAAGTATGCTTTGCTTTATCTATCTCAATATTTGATAATATGGCTAATACTATTACTTTCTCATAAATCTTATCAAGTAGTTCCTGATCCGCTTCATTACCCTTATAATATTCATTCCAGTAATAAGAATTAAGGACTTGACTAAGGTTTACTATCTCGCCTATCTTATTAATTGAAAGAGTACTATCTAAATCGGCTAAACTTTCAGGAGTATTATATCTAGGCTTTTTCCCATCGTCTTTTATGTTATTTACTGGCGTAGCAAATTTGCTTATTTGAACCTCTTTTGCCCTCTGAAGGATACATTTTTCTCGTACAACCAGAGCCATATCAGAATCGAAGTCTAAACTATTGCCACGTTCCATGATATCCCATTCCCAAGGAGTAACTACAAGGATACCTTTACTGAAATTAAACCAATCAGTAAATTCCTTGTGTTCTTTCATCTGTCCTACAATTACGTTTGATGCACAGATATGAGGGGATCTGAAAATTGCAACTTCCTCATCAGGTTCTAAGTCTGCCTTATATACTTCTCCTTTTACTTGCATGGGTTGTAAAGTTCGTATGAACCCATCAAATATTTCATCGGTTTCTTGATACAATGTAGAACTTAATAATTCCCAGGGCATAGAGCAGATTGTACCATAATCGCCTTTTACCGCAATTTTACCCTTAAATAACTTATTCTTGTAATGGGTGACAGCACTATCTCTATTCTTTTTACACATATCCGTATCTTTGAAATTATCATCACATACAAGCATATTATCAATGAAACTGCTACTAGCACTTATAATTGTATTTTTGATATGCTCTCTATATACTGAAATATGATTTTTCAGCAAATAGATGTATTTCATATCTGTTTCAATTAACTTTAAAATATCATCATATGTCAAAGGTAAAGAATTAATCATCTGGTAAGAAAGTCGGTTATAATTTCCGTTTCCATATGTGCTGATATGTTCTGATTTCACTATTCCAAAAGTATTAGAAATATTGCTAATCCAGTATTCATAGGCTTCTTTCTCACTACAATTCTTGCTTATGAAATCAGATAATTTAAATATTTTCAACGATTTTGGAGTTATAATTAATTTTACCTTACTTGCATCCTGCGGAATACCAAAAGCATTGTATACTGTTTTAATTCCTTTTTGCTGGAAAAATTCTTTTATATTAGTATTAAAAGCACAAGTTTTCATCAATGGGGCACGTAAAAGTTGCATTCCAATTATGTTACCATCTTCATCCTTAGGATAATAAGAACTATCCAAAAGACTTTCTCCATCAGTACAAATATTTTTCATTGTATAATTTTCTTCATAATGGGCAAAAGGCATTTTACTACTATTCATAGATACCATGTATGCACCAACATTAAAAGAGTTTTCTAAATCTCTTACAATAAGTATCTCTTCCTTTGGAATACTTATAATTCTTTCAAGAGAACTTCCAGTTAATGATTCATATGCTTTTACACTTGTTAAATCAATCTTAATATCTTTTCTTTTTGGTACGTTGATATTTAATCTACCAAAATTTATCATGTCCTTATAATACTTTTTAAGAATGAATAGATGATCTCCCTCTTTGGCTTTACTTCCAGATCGTTTAAACTCTACATACTGTTTGCCATTTATAGTAAAACCATGTTTATATAAATACTCTCTTAATTCTTCGGTTGTCATTTTCTTTTTATCACGTTTACTATTTTCTTTAGTTACCTTATACCCACCGTTCCTTGTTTCTCTGCCTACATAATTATCTTCCTCTATGTAACTATACAAGGCTGTATCAAATTCTACGTTCACTATAGCCTTATTTCTCTTATACTTGCTATGTTTCACATCAAAGAATGTCTTAGGAGCAATTTCCCTTAATTTTATTAAATCAAGTGAATAAGGCAGTATTCCCCTATACATATACTCTTTTAACTCTACATCTTTCTTTTCAGATTTCATCTGGCTTACAATACTACTTGCTTGTATACTTATAATTTGTACATCTAAAAGCGGTTTTTCCTTTCTACTCATTTATTTTCCCCCATTATATATGTATTTTGTGTATTAGTTTCTTGTAGTTTTAAAGAAGGGCATACTACCCCCTTCAATTATATTATACCACACTTCTATATCACTTGTCAATGCATTTTATTATCCTTTTATAGCACTTTATTATCATGGTGATATCACTAGGACTAATTTACTAAAAAAAGCACCTATTAAATTTTAATAGATGCTTAAATATGATTGCTCGTTATACTATGCGTAATGTGCAGCAATATTAATAAATCCATCTTTAAATACTATCTCTGCTTCAAATATATGGTTATCGGTACTATATGCTATTTCAAATATCGATTGTTCTAAAAACCCATTTAAAACTCTTGTATCATCTTCAATTAGTACTTCTTCTGCATCTGAAAATACTACCATCTTGCAATTATCAATATACTCTATTTCACCTTTTAAGTTATACAAAGTATATTTGCGTTCACCATATTTAGGAAAATTTTCTGTTATATCATATTGTGTAAGTTCCCTGACTTCCTCAAAAACATTAAATTGTTCAACTAGTCCTTCAAGTGTTAAATAACTAACCTCATTTCCTATAATCATACTCCATTCTCCTTTTATTGTTAATATATATAAGGTACATCACCTTATATATAAAATATTATCAGAAGTGATATCACTTGTCAACTCTTATCTATAAATTATTTACAGTTGCAACGCACTATGATATATGGTATCATTATAATACTACCAAATATAAAGGAGTGATATTATGATTGGTGAAGATAAAGTCAGAATACTAATAACTGTTCCAAAGGAAATGAAAAAGGATCTTGAAATACTGGCTGAAAAAGAAACTAGAAATGTATCTAATCTCATTGTTGCAGTTTTAAAGGATTACATCAAGAATAATAAGTGATTTTTATTGTCCAATAAACCCTGTGAGCCATTTAAACATACTTTAGGTATAAATCCTTGCCTAATGAATTTAAATGGCTCTAATAGGCTTCTACAGAATAAAATTAATATAATCCCACAACTGTAAGTGTTAGTGATCCAGAAAATCCACTAAGAGTATCAGTACATACTAAGTCAAATTTCTTCATAACCAATTGTACATCATCAAAGTCACCAACAATAACTGTAGCAGTTCCATTATGATTATCTGTAAGTGTAATATAACCTGTTAAAGCGGAATCTACATTAGCAGTCGAATATACTAAGTTATAAGTAGTTATTGGATTACCTAAACTATCCTTAATAGTAGCAGTAAATGTATGGTCTATTCCTACAATTTGTTCAGTACCATTATCACCCGTGACAGTTACTATATAGATTAATGGAGCATTTGATTTTACAGTAAGCGAAATAGTATCAGATAAATTTTTCTCTACCCATGTTACAGTAATTGTTACGCTACCTTCAGCAATACAATTTACTAATCCTGTATTATTTACACTAGCAATCGAAGTATCAGAAGATGAATAAGTAATTGTTGCAGTAGGATCAGTTATCCCATCTGCCATAGGTAATACTGTTAATGGTACTTCTTCCCCCTCGTCATAAGTTGCAAATTCAGAAATTACATCAAGGGTATATACTGGCTCTGAATTAGTAATTCTCTGCATATAGAAATAGTAAATTCCACTCTTAATCAGTTTATTAATTACCTGATATGTACCACCCATAAGAATATATCTGTTATTAATTTCAATATGTCTTGATACTTCTGTATCCTCTGTTATCAATTCTATATTACCATCTATTGTAGTTATTACTTTACCCTCACTTGGTAAAGGCGAAATTAAATCACTTGAATAACAAGGTACTAAATGTCC